AAAATATGAATGAAGATTTTTTACCAAAATTAGCCGACAATATCGAGCTTAAATCAACTGAGGAATTAATTCCTTATGCAAAAAATGCCAGAACTCACTCTGAAAATCAGGTAAATCAAATTGCAGCTAGTATTACTGAATTTGGCTTTACCAATCCAATTTTAGTTGATGGTGCTAAAGGTATTATTGCAGGTCATGGAAGATTGATGGCAGCTAAAAAACTTGGGCTTAGTCAAGTTCCAGTTGTTATTCTTGATCATTTATCTGAAGCACAAAAGCGCGCTTATATTATCGCCGATAACAAATTAGCAGAAAATGCTGGATGGGATGAAGAGATTTTGGCAAATGAGCTTCATGACTTAAAAGAGGAAAATTTTGATCTAGATTTAATAGGTTTTGAAGATCAGGAATTGGAACGATTATTTACCAACCTTTATGAATCAGACGAAAATGAGGAAGAAGAAAATTTACCAGAAGTCGAAGAAAAACCAATCTCAAAAATTGGTGATATTTGGTTACTCGGTGATCATAAATTAATTTGCGGTGATTCATGCAAATTGGAAACTTACCAAGCCCTTCTTACAAATGAGTTAGCTGATATGACATTCACCGATCCACCTTATAATGTGGATTATGGGAATACCATGAAGGATAATTTAATTGGCAAAAAGAACTCTAAAACTGGCAAGGAATATAAAAACTCATCAGGGCAAAGAACAATATTAAATGATAATCTTGGTGATGATTTCCCTAAATTTCTTTTTGATTGTTGCTCAAATATTTTGGCACTTACCAAGGGTGCTTGTTATATTTGCATGAGTTCATCAGAACTTCACACTTTGCAAAAATCTTTTGTTGAAGCTGGTGGAAAATGGTCAACTTTTATCATCTGGGCTAAAAATCACTTTACCCTTGGTAGAAGTGACTATCAAAGACAATATGAGCCTATCCTTTATGGCTGGAGAGAAAAAAATGATCATTATTGGTGTGGCGATAGAAATCAATCTGATGTTTGGTATTTTAACAAACCAAATAAGAGCGAACTTCACCCAACAATGAAGCCAGTAGAATTGGTTAAAAAAGCTATTTTAAATTCATCTAAAACTGATGATATTATTCTTGATCCCTTTGGTGGATCAGGTTCAACCTTAATTGCGGCCGAGCAGTTAAAAAGAAGATGCAGAATGATTGAATTAGATCCGAAATATGTGGATGTTATAATTAAAAGATGGCAAAATTTAACCGGTAAAAAAGCAATAAATTCGATTAGTAAAAAAAGCTTTGATGAAATTTTAAATGACAATGAATAAGGATAAGGAATTAATAAATTTAGAAGCTAAAAAATTAGTGGAAAAGCATGGAAATAAAGCGATTGAAATTGTTAATCGTAAGATTGAAGGCTTAAAAAACCAATACTCCAGAGAAAGTGATTTTGCTTTTTTACTTCTAACAGAAGTCGAAAAATTAATCGAAAAACAAAAATAAGATCATGAAACAACAATGGAACTCTCAATCAGAGCTTATGCAAAACACCGAGGAGTTACCGAAGGGGCTGTCAGAAAAGCAATAAAACAAGGAAGAATTAGCAAGAAAGATAATGGTAAAATTGATCCTAATTTAGCGGATAGCCAGTGGTCAAAAAATACTGACCCAGCACAAATTAAGAAAACTGAAAATCAGGAGCAAACTCAAGAAAAAATTAGCAACATTTCTACTCCTTCAAGTCCCTTATCAGTCGGCCCTAGCTATCAACAAAGCAGAGCTATTAAGGAAGCTTATAATGCTAAATTAACCAGACTGCAATTTGAGAAAGAATCTAAAAAATTAATCTCAGTAGATGAGGTAAAAATATCAGCTTTTAATGCTGCTAGAATGACCAGAGATAGAATGTTAAATATCCCTGATCGAGTTATTCCTGCTTTAGTTGGAAAAACTGATATTTTTGAGATGAAGGAAATTTTAAAAACAGAAATAGTTAAAGCTTTAGAAGAATTATCAAAGAATGATGTATGATGATCTATATTTTAAGAGCTTTAGAGCAGGATTAAAACCAGATCCAAATTTTAATATCTCTGAGTGGGCAGATCATCACAGAATTTTAACATCTATTTCATCATCTGAACCTGGACCGTGGAGAACTGATCGTACTCCTTATCTAAAGGAGATCATGGATTGTCTATCACCAAATAACCCTTGTGAAAAAGTAATTTTCATGAAGGGAGCGCAAATTGGTGGTACTGAATGCGGTAATAATTGGATGGGATTTGTAATTCATCATGCCCCAGGGCCAATGTTAATTGTAAATCCAACTGTCGAGACTGCAAAGAGAACCTCAAAAATGAGGATTGATCCTGCAATTGAGAATTGCCCAGCTCTAAAAGAGAAAGTCAATGATCCAAGAAGCAGAGATTCTGGCAATACCATGCTAATGAAAGAATTTCCTGGTGGGGTTTTGATTTTAACAGGAGCTAATTCTGCCGTTGGTCTTAGATCGATGCCAATTAGATATCTATTCCTAGATGAAATTGACGGCTACCCTGATGATGCGGCAAGTGAAGGTGATCCTGTAAATTTAGCAATTCAAAGAACTGCTACTTTTAGCAATCGCAAGATTTTTATGATCTCGACCCCGACTATTAAAAATTATAGTCGCATTGAAACTGCCTTTTTAGAGGGAGATCAAAGATATTATTATGTGCCTTGCTTGACCTGCGGCGAGTTTCAGATATTAAAATGGCAAAATGTTAAATGGCCAAAAGGCGATCCAGAAAATGCCTATTATGAATGCAAAAAATGTAAATCTCATTGGCAAGATCATCAAAAGGCAGAAATATTAAAAAATGGTAAATGGATAGCAACTGCGAGTAATGCTGATAAAAAGGTCGTATCTTTTCATCTCTCATCACTTTACTCACCTCATGGTTGGGTAAGTTGGGGCGATATTGCCAAGGAATTTACTGAGGTTCATAAAGACCCACCAAGATTGCAAGTTTGGACAAACACTAAACTTGCTGAAACTTGGGAGGATATGTCTGGTGAGGCTATTGATCCAACAGGACTTTTAAAAAGAAGAGAAAATTTTGGCAAATATTTACCAAAAGATGTAGCCATCATTACTGCTGGCGTTGATGTTCAAGATAACAGATTAGAGCTAGAAATTGTTGGTTGGGGAAAAGATGAGGAATCATGGTCGCTTGATTATCAGGTGATTTATGGCGATCCATCAACTCCTGATTTATGGAATGATTTAGATAAGATTTTAAATCACACATTTATCCATAGCAGGAATTTGGGCAATTTCCCAATTACTGCTGTGGCTGTGGATTCTGGTGGTCATTACACAGATCATGTAATCAATTACTGTGATGAGCGAAAACATAAAAGAATCTTTGCTATCAAAGGAAGCTCAAATGGTAATGGCGTTCCAATCTGGCCAGTAAGAGCAAGTCAAAATAAACGACTTAAAAAACCGGTTTATGTAATTGGTGTTAATGATGCCAAAGAAACTTTAATGCAGCGCTTAAGAATTGAAAAATCAGGAGCTGGTTATTGGCATTTTCCAATTGAGCGTGATCAAGAATGGTTTAACCAAGTAACAAGTGAAGTTGTAAAAACCAAATATGTTAAAGGTAGACCAGTTAGATCATGGCAACCAAGAAAAGAAGGTCAGGCAACTGAAGGGTTAGATTGTAGAGTTTATGCTTTTGCAGCACTTCGTGGTTTAGTTCGGAATTGGAAATTAGATTTAAACAAACTTGCTCATAAATTAGCAGAAATCCCTCTTCGTGAATCTGAGCCTGATATTCAGACTCAAAAAACTAGCAAAATTTTACGAACAAGACGAGTTCGAAGCAAAGGAATAAATTAACTTAGGTGATGTCTTTAGAAGAACAATTAACGGAAGTCCAGCAGGCCATATCTGATGTTTTAAATAATGCTCAGGAAGCCAGCTATAATGGCCAAAGAGTTAAAAAGGCAGATTTGGCAATTTTAGAGCAACGAGAAAAGCGACTTTTGGTTCAAATTAAAAGAAAAAAACGAGGCGGAATTAGAATAAGAGGAATAACTCCAACATGAGCAAAAAATTAAGAATTTCTGATAACTGGCTGGATAAAACTATATCTTATTTTAGCCCTGAAAAAGGTTTAAAAAGATTAGAAGCTAGAGCCAGACTTTCTATTGCTGGAGGTTATGTTGGTGCAAGGCGTGATAGAAGGCAAACCAAAAGTTGGGATATCACTGATGGATCTGCTGATAATGTTGCTTTACCTGATTTACCTGCACTTAGGGAAAGATCTCGTGATCTAATTAGAAATGCACCTCTTGCCTGTGGAGCTGTAAATACAGTTGTGACCAATGTTGTAGGAACTGGCTTAAAGGTTCAATCTCATATTGATCGTGAAGTTCTAAAGCCATTTTTTAAAGATGAATCTGAATTTGATAAATTTGAAAGAAATGCTGAGCGAATTTTTAGAAATTGGGCAGAAAACACTGATTGCGATATTACCAGATCTCAAACTTTTAGCGAGATTCAAAATTTAATACTCAGATCAGTTCTTGAAAGCGGTGATATTTTTATAATTAAAAGAACTATCCCTAAGTCAAATAAGTTAATTGATCTTAGCTTACAGTTAGTTGAAGCAGATAGAGTTTCAAATCCTGATTATAAAACCAACACCGACAAGCTAATTGCTGGAGTGGAAGTTGATAAAAATGGAGCACCAATTGCTTATCATATTTGTAATCAGCATCCAGATGATTACCAAAATGAGAAAAGCAAAAAATATGTAAAAATCCCTGCTTTTGATAAATATGATAATAGACAGGTATTTCATATTTTTAACCGAATTAGACCAGGGCTTACAAGAGGAGTTCCTTATTTAGCACCAGTTATTGAAAGCTTAAAACAATTAGATCGCTACACAGAAGCAGAAATTATGTCAGCAGTAATATCTGCCATGTTTACTGTTTTTGTTAAATCAGAAGATGAGGAAGGTTTAGCTCCAATGACACCACTAGATGAAGTGGGAGGTTCGAGAAATGATGGTGATTATAAATTAGCACCAGGTGCAATTCTTGATTTGCAACCAAATGAAAATATTGAAATTGCTGATCCTAAAAGGCCAAACCAAGCTTTTGATCCTTTTGTGCAAGCGATATTAAGGCAAGTTGGCGTAGCTTTAGAACTGCCTTTTGAAATTTTAATCAAACATTTTACAGCAAGCTATTCAGCAGCTCAAGCAGCTCTTGTTGAGGCATGGAAGTTTTTCTCAAGCAGAAGAAGTTGGCTCGCCATACAACTTTGCCAGCCAGTCTATGAAATGGTAATTAGTGAAGCTATTGCTAAAGGCTTACTTAAAGCGCCAGGATTTTTTAATAATCCAATTATTAAAAATGCTTATCTAGGAGCTCAGTGGATTGGCCCACCAAGAGGTCAGATTGATCAGCTAAAAGAAGTTAAAGCAGCAGAGCTTCGTGTGAATATGGGTATTTCAACTTTAGCCGAAGAAACTGCTATTTTAACTGGTGGAGATTGGGAAAGAAAATATCCACAAATTTTAAAGGAACATTCCTTGAAGCAAGAAGTTGGCATTATCAATCAAGCAAAACAAGACAATATCAATTTAGAAAAAGCAGATGAATGATCTTTTTAAAATAGGTAAATATTGGGCGATCGAACCTGATTATTTGAAAGCGATATCGAAAGAGTCGCTATCTACCAGATCAGAGAAGCCACTAAGTAACAGCAGATCAGTTTCAATTAGAGATGGTACAGCAATTATTCCAATTCATGGAGTAATAACAGCCAGAACAACTCTTTTTAGCTTATTTGCTGGCGGAACTTCATTGGAAGATTTAGCCAAAGATTTTAGCGAGGCTTTAAATAGTAATGAGGTGACTTCAATTCTTTTAGATATTGATTCTCCTGGTGGTGTTGCCGTTGGCCCATTTGAAATGGCTGAGATGATTTTTAAAGTAAGATCAGATAAATCCCAGAGAAAGCCAATCTATTCCTATATTGGCAGAAATGGGTCATCAGCTGCTTATTGGTTAGCCTCTGCCACTGAAAAGATATTTGTTAATCCATCAGCTTTGGTTGGATCAATTGGAGTTGTAACAACAATTCCAGTTCAAGAGCAACCTGACATGGATGGCTATAAAAATATCGAGATTGTTTCAAGTAATGCCAATCTAAAGCGACCTGATCCTAAAACTAAGGAAGGATTAGCGGAGATCAGGCGAGAGCTTGATGATCTTGAGGCAACCTTCATTGAATCCATTGCCAAATATCGATCTATTACACCAGAAATTATCAAAGCCGATTTTGGAGGTGGTGGTGTAGTAATTGGCAAAGAAGCAGTTAAACGAAATATGGCAGACGCACTTGGAACTTATGAGGAAGTTTTGGATCTGCTAAATAAACAAAATCAATCAATAACAATAAATAATCAGATTATGAGCAATAAAGAAAATCAAGCTAATGCAGAATTTGTCAAAAAGGAAATAACTGCCGATTACATCAAAAAAGAATTTCCTGATGTTACTTCTGCTATTATACAGGAAGTATCAGAAGATATTAAAAAATCAGCTTTCAATGAAGGTGTTGAAGCTGGTAAGAAACAAGAGCGAGATAGAATTTTAGAAATTGAATCTGCTGCTCTTCCAGGTCATGAGGATTTAATTGAGGAAGCTAAAAAAGATGGTTCAATTACTGCTGAAAAATTAGCTCTAAAAATCATCGCAGCAGAAAAAAACAAAGCTTCAGATTATTTAGCCAATACAAAAAAGGCAGAGGAAGAAATTCCTAAAATTGAGCCAAATATCGATAAATCTGATACAGGAGAAAAGCAAATTCCAAAAGATGCACCTCTTGAAACCAGAGCTAAATCTATATGGGAATCTAATGCTAAAATTCGAGCTGAATTTGGTGAGGATTTTGACGCTTATTTTGCCTTTGCTAAAGCAAATGAAAGCGGTCAGGTAAGAATTTTATCAAACAATAAATAAGAAAAAATCATGACAAAGTTAACAACAGATACAAATAGAGTTTACGAATTAGGAGATATTAATGAATTTCCTGTTCTTGGTGGAGAATTAATTTATCAGGGCGCGGCTGTTGGTTTAGAAGTTGCTTCTGGTTATGTTAGGGATTTGCAAGTTGGTGATAAATTCTTG